AACCCGATTTCATTCCAACCGGAACAGGAAAGCCGGTTATCGAGGGGGAAAGCAAGCCGGAAAACGGGCGCGGCACCACGCATACCGGCACTGAAACTGTGACCCCGATTCAGGGCGGGGTCGTTCGTCGGCACGTAATGAAATGAGCATAAATGAGCCAGTTCAAGACAATCTGCCGAGAAGTGATCCGTCACCGATTCAGGCTGGTGACGGCTGACATGGAAGAGCGGCGAGAAGGGTTTTGTTGGTGCATAACGCCGAATTCAGCGGCGGGCCGCTTGCGGCACGTCCGGTTGACTGACGTGTTAGCCGTGGAGCGAAGGATGAAAACTTGCACAGTTTGCGGCCAGAGTAAGCCGGAAAGCGATTACCGGCTGCACAGCGACAAGAAAACGGTGATGGGCTACTGCAACGACTGCCATCTTGCGAAGCGCCGCGCACAACACGCAGCAAAGCGCGAAGAACGAAACGCACAATTCAGGGCGCGGTACGCCGCCAATGCGAACGGCGTGCGCGACAAGCATGCGGCAGCGCGCAAGATGAAATACACGGAGGAAGGTCGTGCCGCGCTAGTGGCATGGATTGCCGCGAACCCGGAGAAAGCCGCAGAAGCGCAGCGAAAGAAGATGAAGCGCGGACGCGAGCGGCTGAGTGACTACTACGTGCGGCGGCTGCTCTGTCACCCAGAACGGTCAACGGTGCGTGAAGTGCCAGCCGTGCTGATTGAATGCAAGCGACTGCAACTGATGATAGAAAGGGAGTGCCGTGAAAAACGCTGAAGAACTTAGGGATGAACTGGCGCAGACGTTCGCACAACTGAAAGCTGGCGCGATCAAGCCGAGCGAAGCCGCCGAACTGGCTAACCTGGCCGGAAAGATGATCGCCTCTGCAAAGGTGCAAGTTGAATATTTCGCACTGCGCAAGGAGTCGCCGCGCATCAAGTTTTTGGAGGCGGCAGAATGAGCCAAGTGAAACCGGATTGCTATTGCCTCGGCGGCAACAGGGCGCACTACAGCGAGGCGAAATACCAATCGTTGCAGCGCACCTATGAGCAGGCACGCGACGAGGCGAAGCACCTCTACGGCGAGTGCTTGATGCTGGCGGATGTGCTGCGCGATGCGTTCGAGGTTGTGAAAACCATCGAAGGCGAAGATTCTGACGAGTGCGACAAATTGCAGGGCTTGCGCATGAGCATCGAATACGCGCTTGCAGCATACGACGAACGCCGGATCGATACGGCTAACGCAGAGCTAAGGGGCGCGACGCGGCTTTATCGCGGCGCGTCCCGCTTGAGCGACGGGTTGGCAGGCAAAACGGTGGGACGGAGTGATGACGGTGGATTATCTCGAATTCCTGAAGCGTAAATCTGTGATTGACCCGGATACCGGCCTCGCGTCGACGCCCGCGCTGAACCCCATGCTGTACCCGCATCAGGCCGATATGGTCAAGTGGGCGCTGCGCCGTGGCCGTGCGGCACTGTTCGCGGATTGCGGCATTGGCAAAGGTCCGATGCAGATGGAGTGGGCAGACAAGCAACCCCACGAATGCATCATCGCCGCACCGTTGGCTGTCGCGCATCAGTTTGTGCGGGAGGCTGAGAAGTTCGGGATTGATCTGGCCTATGCCAAGGATCAAGCGGGGATCACGAAGCGCCTGACGGTAACGAACTACGAGCGGCTAGAGAATTTCCACCTGGATCAATTCGGCGCGGTGGCGCTCGATGAATCGTCCATCCTCAAAAACTACAGCGGCGCGTACAGCACATGGATGATTGAGGCATTCAAGAATACGCCGTTCCGCCTTTGTTCAAGTGCCACACCTGCACCCAATGACGTGATGGAGCTTGGCACCCAGGCCGAATTCCTCGGGGTGATGACGCGAGGTGAAATGTTGGCGATGTACTTCACCCATGATGGCGGCGACACCAGTAAATGGCGCGTCAAGGGCCACGCGCAGGCGGCGTTCTGGACATGGATGGCGTCATGGGCGGTGATGATTCGCAAGCCGTCGGACCTTGGCTATTCAGACGATGGATTCATCCTCCCTCCGCTGCACATGCACGAGCATTGCGTGTCGGTTCACGCGCCGTCCAGCGGCTTCCTGTTCGCGGTAGAGGCGCAGACCCTGCAAGAGCGGCAAGCGGCCAGACGCGATTCGATTGGCGACCGAGTAGCAGCATGCGCTGACCTTGTGAATAGTTCGGATCGCCCGTTCTTGGTCTGGTGCAACCTGAATGCCGAAAGCGAGGCGCTGGCCGCTGCGATACCTGACGCGGTAGAAGTGCAAGGGTCTGACACCGATGAGCACAAGGAGGCCGCGATTGTCGGGTTTCTTGACGGCCGCTATCGCGTGATGATCTCCAAACCAAAGATAGCCGGCCTCGGCCTGAACCTTCAGCACTGTGCCGATATGGCATTCGTCGGCCTGTCGGACTCCTACGAGCAGCTTTATCAGTCAATCCGCCGCTGCTGGCGCTTCGGCCAATCGCGGCCGGTCAACGTCCATGTCATCACGGCAGAGACAGAGGGGGCTGTGGTTTCCAACATCAAGCGCAAAGAGCGTGAGGCCGAAGAAACCTACAACAGCATGATCGAACACATGAAGGATCTGAACGCGGCGGCGCTGCACGGTGGAAGCATGAGAAACAAAGCCGACTACGCGCCGAAGATGGCGCTTTCGATTCCGTCATGGATGGGGGCCGCGTAATGCAGACCAGAAGGCAAAGCATGATCGAAACATGCATCAACGTCGCCATCGGCTACGGGGTAGCGTTGGCTTCGCAGGTTCTGATATTTCCCCTGTTCGGTATTCACATTCCACTGTCAAGCAACTTGATGATCGGTGCGTTTTTTACTGTCATCTCAATCGCGCGAGGATACCTAGTGCGCAGATTGTTCAACCACATTCATAGGGGGCAAGCATGAATATCCTGAATCAAGCGCAAGGCGAGAACTGGACGCTAGCGAACGGCGACTGCATCGAAGTGCTGAATTCTCTGCCGGAGAACTCAATCCACCTCTCGATATTCTCGCCGCCCTACGCATCGCTCTACACCTACAGCAACAGCGACCGCGACCTAGGCAACAGCGTCAACGACGACCAATTCTATGAGCACTTCGCGCATGTTGTCGCCGGCCTGCATCGTGTCACCAAGCCGGGGCGGATTGTCTGCGTCGACGTGATGAATATCCCGGCCATGAAAGAGCGCGACGGTTACATCGGGCTAAAGGACTTTCGCGGCGATGTGATTCGGGCATTCCAGAAAGCCGGGTTTATCTTCCATTCCGAGCATTGCGCGTGGAAAGACCCATTGATCGAGGCGACCAGGACGAAGGCGCTCGGCTTGATGCACAAGCAGCTCTGCAAGGACTCCACGCGATCCAGGGCCGGCATTCCGCAATACCTGCTGGCATTTCGCAAGGATGGCGAGAACCCCGAGCCGGTAGCCCATATCGACGGCCTAACGGAATTCTGCGGCGAGAACCCGCCGATCCACGGCAACCTGTCGCACGAACGCTGGCGGCGCTACGCCTCGCCGGTATGGATGGACATCAACTTCAGCAACACACTCAACGCCAAAGCCGCCAGAGACAACGAGGACGAGCGCCACGTCTGCCCGATGGCGCTTGACCTGATCGAGCGCGCCATCCATTTGTGGAGTAACCCCGGTGATGTGGTTTTTGATCCGTTTTCCGGCGTCGGTTCGACCGGCTACCAGGCAATCAAGATGGGGCGGAAGTTCGTCGGGTCGGAGTTGAAGCAGTCCTATTTCGCGCAGGCATGCAAGAACATCGAATCCGCCAAAGCGAACCAGGGCGGTCTATTTATGGATGCAGCGTGAAAGTCGGCGCTGGCGAGACGGCGGTGCAGGGCGACATGCTTTTGCCTGCCAACGCAAAAGTCAGCGGCGCCGGCACGGCGTCCGCTGGACTGCCGGGTTAGCAGTCTCGGCAACTACAGAGAAAGGACAAGGCATGTGCGATTACCAAGGGTACGAATTCGGAGCGGGCAGCTACCCGGACTCCGTGTGCATTGACGGCCGGCTGTACGACGCCGACAACTGCGACAACGACGGCAACCTGTACGAGCCGGGCGAAGACATTCCGTGCCCGATGTGCAACCCGAAAGGCGCCGTCGAGTATTGGACGGAGCAGTACCGCAAAGGCGGAACCCGCAAGGCAGCGGCAACAGCGGCGCGTTCGCTTGTGGCAGACATCCGGGCAAACCGTGGCGTGACGACATGACTGCTAACGTGGAGTTCAGCGGGGGTGCGCCGCTTCATGGCGCAGCCTCCGCTGGAACGCAGGGTTATGCGTCTGGAGGTGGGAAAGATGAAGCTTAAAAACTGCCCCGCGTGCGGAAAACCTGTGCGACTTGGAGCGACAAAGATACGGGTGGACAGGAAGCCTGGTGTGGCGCATTACATCGCCCACATGGACGGATCGCCGATGCACGACAAGGGGTGGGACTGCGCAGCGCTGAAGCCGTACCCGGTGCGCGAAGAGGATAAGCCGTGGGCGCAACTGTGCGCACGATGGAATGACGCATAACGCCCGAGCTAACGCGCGGCCGTAGGCCGTCGCGTTGAGCGAAGTGTTAGGCGTCTTGGTGGAGAAACGAGAGGAACGACAAATGCTGAACCTGCTGAAAGACCCGGCGAAGCGCGCAGAGTGGGTGTACGGCCAGCCGATGGCGCCGTGCCCGAAGTGCGGCAGCTACAACATGAAGCCGCAGATGCCGATTGCGCTGGAGACGACCGGCGACGAGACGGTGCCGCAGTTGGTGGGCAAGTGGGCACGCGCCACTAAGGCCGGTGCCACGCCGCTGCAA